CAACGAGTCAAAGCACCTTCGTTACCACTTACAATATCAAGCAATGGTTTAATAGTAGACAATGCAGTACGATCAGTAACGGATGCACCAATCACAAACGCTGCTTTTTCAAACATACGTTCAGTGTACGTTTCACCTAGCATATCAAAGTTATCTGCTACGTTAGCAACAAAAGCCATCCAATCAGCAAGCGGTCCCATAGCTTCATATGAATACCACTTACCATCTACACCTTTGATACTACGAGGTTTCCAGTTAGAGTTCTTCTCCCGTGCTCTTTGTAGCTCCTTATCATAAATACCATCACCAGTGATACGGTCATTAAAGACAAGACCAATAGCTCCTGCTACAGCAAGACCACCAAGAGCTTTACGTCCCCGTGCTGTGTACTTAAGATCAGCGATCTTATTTTGCTTAGCAATGGTATCCATGTTTTCTACATCGATATTACGTGCACGAAGTAACTCATCTACACGTGCTTCATCAGCAAGTAGGTCTTCTAGTTTGACATAAGCCAACTCGTTAACATCACGTTGGAAAGGCATCCACGGACCGTACTTACCACCCATATCAATGAGGTTCATACCAGTGGTAGGGAACATCATAAATGGACGCAAACCAGGTACCATTCGAATAAGATCCGACATACCTTTTGCAACAGTACTATCGATGTTAAGTGCCATCTCATCAGTAGAGTACTTAACTGCTTTATCCTTCAGAAGATCATCAGGGCCAAACATCTCAGCGTAGTACTTATCAGCAATAGGCTTAACAGTCTCCCGAGTAACAGGTTTACCGGCTGCTACAAGCTCATCCATAGCACGGAAACGTGCCTCAGCTGCTGCATTGAATACACCAGTAAAGCCATCAGTTGCTGACATGGCATTAACACCAAACCGCAACACAGGATCCTTACCAAGATCATTCAACATCTCAATCTTATTGACAAGATATTGAAGACCTTCATTACCTTCTTGTGCTTGTCTACGTGCAGAAGTCTTTAGGAAATCAAGTTCACGCTCTTGAGAGATAAGAAGATCAACACGAGTAGCAGATCGAACAGAATCAGGTTCTTTTGATGCCTTCATGAAGATATCACCAGCATAAGGCAGTGCTTTCTTCAAGGTATCACCAATAGAACTGTAAGCAATCCAACCACGTTGAATAGCTTTGATATCACCACTTATTGCAGCGCCTGCAAAGTGTGAAATAGGTTGGGAAATAATACCACCAAAGTTACCAACAAGAGCTTCAATAGGTGTCTTAAAGGCAGACAACATATTATTGAAGACGTTAGACCACACACCAGCAATCAGCTTATTCTCAACATCAGGGTTAAGGTTAATAAGACCTTTACCAAGATCAGTTGTCATTTCACCGATCCACTTATTCATCTTAACAATGGTATCGATGTCACCATTGCTAATCTCATAAGCCATCAAGAACTCTTCCATCAGACGTGGTTGATTATCAGCAATCTGTCGAAGAGTAGAAGCAAAACGTTGTGAGTCTTGGAAGACACTTTGAGCTACATCGCCTGCCCCTTCAACAGTAGCTAGGTTATAACCTTCAATGTTACGGAACCCACTCTTAACAAGTTGAATCAGGTTTACTTTACGGTTCTTGTAGTACTTAGCAGAACCAGCTAATTGATTGACATATTGCATCAAATCAATTATCTTTTCTTGTGCTGCCTCAACAGCAGCAGTACCTTCCATCAGACGTGCACCTTCTGCAATATCAGAGATACGTCCAGACAAAGAACCAGCAAGAAGTGATTGAGCACGTACTACATCCATGCTAGTCAGTTCAGCACCAAGAGTACTCATACCACGTGCTGCCATAGCAAAGCCTTCCTCTACCATCACCTCTCTACCGTCTTCACTACGAAGAATAAACGGTTCAAGGATCTGACGAGCATCTGCTTTACTCATCCGTGGATCAAACAATTGAATAGCAAGATCAGTATTAGAGTCAAGTACATCGTCGAAAGTAACCTTCCAACCATCACCTTCCATACCAATACGACCTGCTTGCCTTAGTTGATCAGCAAGACCAAGTACAATGTCTTGAGCGTTGTTACTGTCAGTAAGAGCATACTTCAACGCAGGATCAGATAGCATATTACCAAGACGACCATCAACAGTGTCTAGGTTCTTTGCAATACGAGCTTGGTCAATAGCAGCACCAACAACACCAAAGTCATCAACAGTACGTACACCAAGTTCAGTGTAGTCAAACATATCATGGATACCTTTAATAGGTACATCCATGTTAGGGTTATTAGAAAGACCGTAGTAACCTACTTCATCTAATGCCTCTTCTTGTTTGATGATAACATCAGCTACAAAATCTTCAGCATTATCAGGTTGAGGACGGGGTGAGTTATCAGTAAGCCAACGACGTGCCTCAGCAGTCTCTCCAACAAGGCGGTTAGATTTCCTCAGAGTACTACCAACGTTACCAAGAGCACCAACAAACTTAACGAGTCCACCAGCAAGAGCTGTAAGAGGACCCATACCAAGTTCTTCATATAGGTTCTTTTTACGCTTAAGATCCGGTGGGTCATCCTTAAGTGTTGCCAATGAGTCAGGAATAAAGTCCCAAGTCTTTGGCCATGATTGCTTAAGAGTACCAGTTAGATTATCCTCAGTAAATGTACTACTAACTGAACCTACGGAGACACCAGCTGCTGCTTCAATACCAAGAGTACCTAGTGCCTTGACAAAAGCATTGTTACCAATGGACCACCCTACTCGTGCCTGAGCAGCAGCTCCAGCACCCATAAGACTCTTTCCAAGGAAGTAAGTAGGTACAACAACAGAACCAATCTCTCGGACTGCTTGGATATGTTTTGTTTGGAACTCAGGAAGCTTTTGAACCTGACCACCAGGACGGAATGGGTTAACCATCCCCTCTACTTCCTTACTAGGAAGTTTATTGATTAGATCAACACCAAAATCAAGTACACCTGTAGGAATTGCAAGTGCACCTTCTGCTACCTGTCTGGCAGCATCACCAATATCAAACCCTTGTTGCCAAGGAAACTGTTGCTCTGCCGTAGCAGGTTGCGGGGGTTGAGCTTGCCCAGGTTGTCCTCCCGTAGGAGTAGTTAATCCAGCCTGAGCAGCCTGAGCAGCAGCTTGTTCAGCTTGCCGCTCAAGTTCTAACTCAGCTTGAAACTCAGGATTGAGTTCCATTTCACCTGGATCAACCCTAAACATCTCATTAGGGTCGTATGCCATAATTAATTCAACATGTAATAGAGATTAGGTCTACCGTACTTTTGTTCGTATTCTTGGGGTGTACCCTTCCAATCAAACCTAGCACGTGAAGTACTATTACTGATAATCATACCGTCTGCACCAACGATACCAATATGAGGGTAAGGATCAGTCGGATGATTGTCTTGCATGATTGCAATAGCTCCAGGCATAGGACCAGATACACGTCGAGCAGTCTTATCAAGTACACCTTTAACGAAAGGTACATAAAGACTATTACCCCACGGTACCTCCATACCAGCAGCACGCATTACTTTATTAACTGCCCAAACACAAGCATTACGTCCAGCATCAGGACCATCACTTGTATCCATACCAACGTAGCTATTAGCACTTGCAGTTAACTTCATGTTACTGTGGCCAGTTCGCATAAGGTTTGGGTTATTAAGGGAGACATTAGCTCCACCGTATTTACTTAAAGCTATCCCAAACTTCTTACCGTGATTAAGCATCTGACGAAGCTTAGGACTATCAGCTACTTCACCCCGAAGATAAGCATCGTAATAAGCAGGGCCACCGTTGTAAGCCATAGCAGCTGCTATTGGATCACCGTACTTTTGTAGTTGTTGTTTGAAGTACAAACCACCATACCTTGCATTAGCACGGGCATCTCTCCAATCATTGTTTTGAAAGAAACCTTGGTGATAATCAGGGTTAATCTGTGCCCAACCTTTAGATCCAGTAGGGCTAACAGCATTAGCGTTACCGCGACTTTCTACATCACCAATAGCAGCAAGGATTGAAGGCGATAAACCAATTTCACTAGATACTTCCATAACCATTTGACCGTGGCCACCAGGTACAAGAGTCGGATTAAACATATTAGTGCTACCTAATGCACGAGCAGATCGGTTAACACTAGGACTCTTATAAAGAAGCTTCTGGAAAGCAGGTGCTACAGTCTGACCAACAGTAGAAAGAGACGGAGGCGGTTGAAGTGGACCAATACCGTGTTGAGCAAGTTGACGGTTAATGATCACCATAGGATCCAAACCATTAGACATACCAGACACAGCTAGTACATCTTGAGGGATGCTAAATCCAGGCTTACCGTAACCTTGTACAAGAGCAGGTGCCTCTTCTGCAGTGATAATAGTGTTCTTAGTATCAAGGGTTTTCTGAAGACCATTATCACGTACAAAGTTCTTCAGCTCTTCATATCGACGGTTAGCACGTTCAAGAGCTGATGCAGTACCTTTGTTAAGGTTAGGGAATTGAGCTGCACCACCAGGTGAATCAGCTTTACGATACCAAGGACTATTAGGATCCCTAGCACCTGCCTTTACTTCTGCATCCAACTGCTGACCAATAGTAGTAGCAGCTTGGTTGAAGTCCATCCCACCTGCTACAGCTTGGTCTACACGACGCCTGTATTCGGCCTGCATACGCCCCTGTAGGAAGACGCTAGAGGGTGTGTTAGGCTTGTTGGTACCAAAGGACGTAACACCGTTTGCAGTGGCCTTAAAGGACTCTGCAGTCTCCTTATAGATGCCTGTGTTGTAACGTGCCTCTTGGGCTTCCAACCTTTTCTGCATCCTAGCACCTGCAGCTGGATCTACTGCATAGGCAGCATCAACAGCTTCACGTGTAACAAGACCAGAAGGAATAGC